AAATACAAAACCGACGGCGAGGCGGAACCAAGAGGCTCGTTATTTAGTGACATGTTTACTCCATAAAAAAACCCGCCGGAGCGGGTTAAGAGATTGTGGTGTGTTTACGCGACATCGCCGGGGTAAGTGGCGTCGTCATACGCATATTTCCCAGGGTGATACTGAACCGCGGTCACGCCGCAGGATCCATCGCTACCCGGTGAAATTTCGCCGATAAGTGCGTCATAGGGGACGCGAACAGAAGAACAAAAGAGAAGACGCGGTGGCTCTATGCATGGGTCATTGATTGCCCATGTTTCAACCTCCAGCGCCGGGTTGTAAGGTATAGAGATGGTGTAATCGTCAATACGTGTCGGCACCTGCATGGAAGAGGCACCGCCCTCCTGATTTCTGATAATCACCCGCGGGCTTTCAAACGACCAGTCAGGTGGCTCACTGAGCGTCAGGGTGATTGTGCTGCTGTTCCAGGAGGCATCCGTTATCAGACAGCTCAGCGTCTGGCTGCCGGGGATATCATCAGCAAGGATTATCCTGTCCATATACTCGTAGCAAAGCGCATCCATTTCCGTTGAGGTTGTGTGCTGCAGGCGCTGGAGTGTGTAACCCAACAACCGACGCATGCCGATGCGATAGGCGCGGTCCTGATCCAGAACGCCGTCCAGCGTGTAGCTCTCGATTTTCATCGGCGTCGGGTTGCCAGGTAACCGGCACTGCACCGTTTCCTCTGCCCAGGTTGTACCGTTTATATACGTGACATCCACGCCATCGTAATCGTCCTGCGACGGGGCTTTAAACGAGGTCTGCAACTCTTCAGTGGTTTCCTGCGGCGTAATCATGCCTGACCACGCCTTAACCCCCTCCCTGCCCGCCGACACCCGACCGTCAGACAGTAAAAAGTATCCCATCCCGGCATAAACTATTTTTTTCAGCATATCCAGTGCGGACACACTGTCGCCCGTTGAAAAATCAAATGTCTCACCACGCGGCGTCCACCAGGTTTTCTCCAGTGCGTCTATCGCGGCGGTATCAATCTGACTGGTCGTGAATCCCAGCGATTCAAGAACATGGTACAAGGCCCCGCTGATGCTGCGTGCCGTTCGTCCTGCGCTGTAAATTCGGGTGGGAACTACACTGATGCGACGGTCTGACTGCGCGGCAAGACGGTTGCCCGTCCTGACGGTGATACCAATCGTGGTGACACCTGCATAGCTCGCGGGCCGCTTACTCAGCCGGGAACGCAGAGCCTGCCAGTAGACATTGTTCACGGTCTGCGCACCGCCAATTTTGGTGGTTCTGCGAACACGGACTTCATATTGCGCTGCCGCCAGCCCGCTTATGCGCCGGGTGTAGCCATGACCATCAGGGGTTTTGTTCCTGAAGTCATACGTCCTGGTTGTCCATGCCCCTCCCGTCGCTGCGTTGCGGTATTGCACCAGAATATGAACATTGTGAGATTTGGGGTCGCCGTTCTTTTTGTACTGGATATGCCCATTCGGGAATATGAAGTTATTTTCAATCGTGGTCGTCGTATCACCATCAGGGCAGGCAAGGAAAGGCCCCAGCCAGGCATAGTCATCATTAACCCCCGTTACCTGCGCATCCAGCAATGTGCGCTCAGTAAATCCCGGCCAGGATGAATCGACGGTGACAACATCGTTACCTTCAGCATCCTGCGTGACCCGCACACGCTCCAAGGTGACAGTCTGGTCGTCAATATCGGTTATCCGAAACTGCCCTTCCCCGTAGCCAATAGCGATACGCTGGACGCCGCCAGGGATACCGGTAAAAGGTTTACCCGATGCACTGTCATAGGCCAGTGTGATATGCGCCTCAACAGCGGCAGTGCCCCCGCTGGAGGCCACGCCAGAGACATCAACCGGCTCAGTGCCGAAAGCGTCAGCAGGCAGTGTACTGTGGCTGATGGCTCCCCCTGCAAACGGGCTGGTTTCCTCAACGATTTCCAGGCGCCCGCTGTTATCCCGCGCAACCAGTCCTGACCCGGTAAGCTGACTGGAAACAGTGTTTACCAGGCCAGACATCGTGACATAGTTGGTGATCAGCGATACGGTGTAGGTCGTCCCATCCCAGCCAATCGTGAACGTCACGGGTGATGAGCTGAAATCATAGGTAGTCGGCGCTGCGCTCGCAGTCACACTTGCTGTCGAACCACCCACGCCCGGCACCGCCGGAACGCCAGCAGCGTAACTTGCAACAAACAGGTCATAATCCGATTCATTGAAATTAACGGTGACCGGCATTCCCACCACGGGTGAAGGTTATTGTTCATGCTGGGGTCCGTTTGGTGGGGTCAAGGGAATAAAAAAGGCCACCGAAGTGGCCTGCGTTTACTGATAACTTTTCAGCTTTATCGTATCGCCTTTGAATTGCTTCTGAAGCGCTTCGATTAGAGCCGACTCAGTTTTACCATTCGCCAGGACATCGCTTAATTTGACCTGATGCCCGGCAGTGGATCCTTTTTGTATTCTTTGGAAAACTACATTCTTAAAATGATGCTGCATGTAAATCCTCATTAATGCCAATGGGTTATAACGCATCTTGAGATTATAAAATTTATGATAATCCATCAACGTAATCTTTTAGGGATCATCATGCCCATCGGCTGCGCGCCGCCGAGTTCGGTGAGCGCATAAACCGCCGCGTCGAGACGGTCGGGCGACTTTTTGGCAGTGGCCGGCACGTACTCCATCAACTGATTTTCCAGCACATAGAGATTACCGTTGTGTGCAACACGGCCCTGCTCGTAGAGCGCAGATATCGGCTCTGCACGGGCGTATTTCCCTTTGCTGGCATGGACACGGATGATACGGCCCTTGTAACCGGCGTTACGCAGCGTTTCCTCGGCCATATCGCCGCCCTGGTTCGTTTCAATAACGATCGCATCGGCCTCATGCTCTTCGTAAGCCCATATTGCCTTTTTGGCCCAGCCAGCCGGTGAATACTTGCCGCTGTAATCCCCATCGACAGAGAACTGCTTTTTATCACCAGCACCATACGCACTGGCCGCCACAATGCCGGATTCGTCGCTTTCATCGCTGTTGGTTGCCTGCGGGTCGATGGCCACTACCGAGCGCACCTTGTCGAAACGGATCTGCAAATCGCGGGAGGCGCTTATCATCGCCTCATTCCACAGCGCGCCTTCAGCGTTGAAACGCCGCGGCTTCTGCATGTACTGCGCCTCGGCAGTGCGCCGGTGCGAAAACAGGGAAACGCGGTGTGTCTCGTTGTGCTTGAATGGCCATAGCCAGCCATCAGGCAGACCATGATCAATCGGAATGGCGTGGGAGTTCTCCGGGTACTGCGCCAGGTAGGCCTGGCTGTTGTCGATGAGCACCGGCAGATTGAGGTGATGCCACTTTTCGCCGGAACCGCCGCGCAGCAGGTAACCACTCAGGTCGTGATAGTGGATGCGCTGCATAATCACAATCATCGGCGTCGTCTCGATCGCCAGACGTGACTTGATGGTTTCGTTAAAACGGTTGTTAACGCCGTCGCGCACTATCTCGCTATAAGCGTCATCGGGTTTAACCGGATCATCAATAATCAGTGCACCCTGCCAGCCTGGCTCCATGTGCCCGGCGCGGAAGCCGGTAACCTGTCCGGCTGCCGAGCTGGCGTACACCCCACCGCCAAATTCATTCCACCACATCGCCTTGCTGTCAGCATCATCGCGCAGCGACATAGGCCACATCGCCTGATAGGCCTGCGATTTGATCATGCCACGTGCGGTAGACGAGTTAAGCAGCGCCAGCTGGTGGGAGTATGACAGGTGCATGAAGCGGGCGCGCTGGTTAAGCGCCAGCCCGCGCCCCATCATGTTGATGGTTGCCAGCTCGGTTTTTGTGTACCCAGGCGGGACGTTGATAATCAGACGCTGAATTTCGCCGTCGATCACTCTGTCAAGCGTCTGCTGAATCACCCGGTGATGCGGCGCGACGATCATCTTGCCGCCGGTGCGCTGCTTGAAGAAGTAGCGCGCGTAATATAATCCATCCTCCACGCATTCAACGCGGCGGGCGAAAAGCTTTTGCTCAGCAGTCGTCATCCTCCAGCATCTCCCGCCGCGCAGCTTTGTAATCGTCTTTGTTCATGGTGACTGTCTCGATAGCGCCCCCATTCGGCCCGGAATGCTCGAACTTATGCTTATTGGTGTAGGCGTCGCCCACTTCTTTGGCGGCCTGCTCAATGAGCTGGGAGGCCAGCGCAAAGTTCTTCATCCCCTCTGTTTTGGTCGCCATACGATCCAGCGCACGCAGCCGGTAAGCTTTGTTGGCTATCGGGATGTCAGAGATTTCGTTCTGAAAACGGTCACGGGTGGCGTTGAACATGTCCACCCACTTTTGCGCCAGGCCTTTCCCGTTCGCTTTCGTCGGGTCGTGTGATTCCACCTGCTGGCGGGTGATCGTAAGGCCAAACTCCTTCTTGACGGCCTCGACTACCTGAGAGGGCGTATCAAAACAGGCTAACGACTGGACGATAAAGGCTTTGACCTCTCCTTTTAATGCCGCCATTGGTTACCTGCCTGTCATAATCAGTCAAAAGTTAAGCCAGCTTCAGCAGGCACGTTCCGCATGCCCGGGCGATATTCAGATTGGCAACCTCCGCAGGATTGTTCGCAGCGTCCACCAGCTGTTGCACATCCTGGCTGGCACCATAACGCCGGACGACGCCGACAAACTCTTCCACATCGTGGCCACGTAATGTAAGAACTGGCTGCCCGGTATCACGATTGAATTTCGGCGCGCCAAACTCATCTGTAGCCTGGGCGATATGGTAAAGCTCATGCTCCACCAGCGCGCAGAATTCGAGGTCACTGCATTGAGCGCAGTAATCGGCTGCCAACGTGATGATGAATTTAGGGATGCGTCCGAACCATTCATGCATCTGTTGTTCCATCCTGGCCTTCTGCCATCCACCAGCACGGAGCATTACCTGTTCAGCCTGGCCGAGCACATAGCGCCCTTTCTTAGCGAACGAATCGGACGCCCACATGAAGCAGAGATCCGCATCAATCAAGTGAGCGTGGTCTGGGTTATAGATGTCGCCAGCATCGCTGAGGATATGTTGATTAATCCACTCGAGCACTTCATTGGCAGGAATCAACCTGGTGTATGGCTGCCAGTTATCGCCACCAATGAAGTTAACCGGCGGATATGGTCTGATATCTTCACCGTCCTTCATGGTCTACTCCGTTGTTGATTCTACTGGCTCAGTCTTAATTTTCTGACTCACGCCATGCTTCACGATGAATGCTCTTACCTTTTCATAATCAGGTTCGCGATACATCACAAGGCAAAAAAGGGTCAGCGTTTTGATATAGACCGGCAGCCACCACCTGGCTTTAACTTCGACTGACAGTTTGCATATGGCCATTGGTTAACCCCGGTGTTTGTTACGCCATTATCGAAGCCCCTCAGTGAAGAGCTTCTGTAATGCGCAAGCCTATGGGCTAATGATTAGCTACCAGAATCGACATCGAAAAGCAGAAGTGCTTCCTCTGATTCCTTGATCGCTTTTGTTGCTTTGGCTACCAATCCGCTTTCTGTCGTAACCCGGCTAAGCTGGCTAACGAAAATTTGATACTTGAGCGGATCATCACCCACAAACTTAATCGCCTCAGCCGCTGCTGCTGTGTCATAGTTCAGGTTGGCCAGCAGGTTTAAGCGGATTTGCTGGGCGTTTGAAACAGTGATTTCAGGCATATTTACTCCTTATTTCAGACACTGCTCACGTACATACGCTTGCAGTCCCGTCAGTTGTTTGGTGGCTGTTTC